NTCTTCTTACACGCTTCCAGCATCTCAGGTGCTGCTGATATGAGACGGGCATTAGCTTCGTCATTACCACCAAGGGTTTGAGCTATCCCTTCGTTATCAGCCCAAATTTTACAGCTTGGGTCTGTTGCTGTGCCATATTCCCATATTTTCCAAGGCCCAGGTGTATGTTTAGTTCCCATTTTCCAACCCTTTCAATATAGATTATTCAAACTATTCTGCAAATCTTCAAACGTAACATCAGCGTAAAACTTGGCTGTTGTCTCGACTTTCGCGTGCCCTAACAATAGCTGTAAAGCACGTAGATTCTTGTGTTTTGCGTGATGATGAGTTGCAAAAGTATGTCTTGCCTTGTGGATAGAATAGGGCTTTATTCCAGCATCCTTAACAGCCTTTTTCCATATTCTCTGCAAGCCCTGGGCGGTTAATGCTCCTCTCTGGCCTACGAATAACGCACCAGCACGGCCGTTGACGTATTTTCTAAGATGGTTGAGTATATTATTACCCAAAGCCATATTTTCGGGCTTAGGTTGGCTTTTCTTGAGCCTTGTAATAGTTAGGAATTTCCGGTCAAAGTCAATATGCTCTTTTTGGATCGCAGCCAGCTCTCCTACTCTCAAGCCTGTCATAAGAGCCATATCCACCACCATCCACGTCAATCCGCCCTTCTTAGAGGCCGATTCGCATAATTGCCGGACTTCGGCAAGGCTCATGTATTTGGTTCGGTCAATGGACATTGTTAACTATACCTATAAACCAATAATTATCCGTTTCTTGGGACTTGCCATAAGATGTTGCTGCATGTTTATTTTGGGCTTTTATTTCTCGAATTTTATCAATTAAAATCCCATTTTCTCTTGTGCGGAAATGTAATTTATAAGTTCTCATTTTTCCAACCCTTTCATTGACTGGTATCCAAAAATATAACTGTGCCTTCGCCACGATGGTCACTTTCCACACGAACACAGTCTAAGAAATAATCATCCGTATTATCTGGTGAATTTACATAAACTTCCGCATTATCTTGGCACATTTCTAAACATTCTATAAGTTCCCTTACTATCATCTTTCCAACCCTTAAAAAGTGTTAATATTGTTTGCTGTTAATGGACATTATTCAATTGTTCTAACTTTTTGCCACACTTTGAACATCGGCCATCAATAAACAAATAATATGATTGCTTACAGCCTAATGGATTATCTTCTGGATTCATTTTGTGCCGATGAGCTACAGAACCATCAGAGTAATAAGCAAATTCCTTATTTTTTGAGTAACGTAGAAGATGCATCATTCTGCCCTTTCATAAATAGTTATCATTATATAGCAAATTTCAAATAAAAACAGGAAGCTGTCGGCGGTATCAACCCAGTCGAATTGTGTCCGGCTCGTCACAAGTTGAAATAAAAGCATTGTCGAATCCAAGCTTGTTGTCGTTTGCCAACCTTACTGGATTTACGGCGTTAGCACGACCAGCCCTACTTGATTCGGGCATCTCAGTTGGGGAGACTCAACTTTTCATCGCGTCCGGTTTTCCAACGGTTTCGGTTTCGTTTTCCGGACAGCTTCCTATTTACTTTTCACAGCACACGCGCCGAGCCTTTGAGACCCGGCGTCTGGGCTATGCTAACATTGAGCCAGATTCAATACTTTGCAAAACTGAGCGAAAGTTATTCCGGTATTCTTGACATAATTTTACGTAGCGTTCTATTGGCTTGCCATTTAAGCCTTCTTTTTCAGCTATTTTGTAGGCTTTTTCGGCAAAAGGTTTAGCCAAGTCCCGACGCGCCAAATCTAATCTAAGACAGCGCGAAAGCAAAGGTGCAGCATCCTGTTTGTCTTCAAAAAATGTCAACTGTCCTTCAGTTGTAGTTGTGAAAATAACCACTACATGGGACGGTAGCCGTTCAAGTAATACAAGTAATTGACGAACAGCCGGACGGCTTAGACCATGCGCTTCGTTGATGATATATGCACGGCCACCCTTGCCAAAACTATATAGCTGCATTGACGATTCTATTCTTGCCAAAGCTGATGGAGTTAAGCTTGTAGCATCTATCTCTTCTATATAATGCTCTGTGGCTATTTCAGAGGCTATCAGGCGTGCAATAGTAGTTTTACCCGTCCCTGATTGTCCTGAAAGCCAATAAGCCCGACCAGATAAGCCACGTTGTTTTATCTGGCTTATTCGCTCTATCATCTTATCTTGGCCGACTACCTCAGACCAAGCTTTCGGCCTGTATTTTTCGTAAAGATTCATTTTTCCAACCCTTAAAAAATAAGCCCCGCGAGCAGCAGGACCTTGACAGATGTTGCCACCGTTGGGGCTTGTGTTCTATTTTAGTTGTGTCAAGGTCCAAGCTCATAGGCTCACGTCCGAAGGCGCAAGCCTGCAAGCTCAATCTTCAATTACTTTTATCAACATTGCTTTTGGATACTGTTCCAATGCGAGCCTTACAGCTTCATTGCGAGTATCACACACGCACGTTTCATATAGGTCTTTTCCTTGCCTATTGTAAACAGTGCAATACCAACCATTATCATCAGAGGAGTAGATGATATCATAAAATGATTGTTTCGTTTGATTTGCCATTGTCAAGGTCCTTTCATTAAGGTTAATGTTTATACCTTAAATTACACCATTACTTTAAGCTTGTCAACAAAAAAATTACAAGAATCTTAAAAATCGCCGTTATTAAGCTAAAAATAGGGAGTTTGTCAAGGTAATTATTTACATTTGGGTTTTGACTATTTCAATGAAATCAGGTATTTGTGGATGGTGACAATGGATTGTTACGTTAAAAATATGATTGATTGTAAAACGGCTGGCGCGGACTTTTTTGCTATCCGCTGCCGGTCGTTTTTTAATGATAGCGAAAAAGTCTATGACCAGCCTAATCATGACAAAATTTGCCCTTAGTCATCGGACTTTGGAAGCAGGCTCTGATAACCGGCAGAGTGCAAAGCCTAACCGGATAGCCAAAAGGCTCGATGATAGAGTTAGCCAAAATATATAAAGGTTAAGATAAACAAAGCTTTATCCTGCTATCAGAGTGTCGGAGATGTTTATCCGGTATGGCAACTGCTATATAAAAAAATGAAAAAGCTTATTAAACTTCCTGAATTTGAGCAACCAACTTCAATAGAAGAAGCCCGTCTAAACATAACAAATCTTGGTCGGAATATGGCTGAACACGCATATTTAATAGGATGTAATCTTATATGGGTGAAATCACAGCTAAAACACGGTGAGTTTATACTTTGGATTGAAAAGAATGTGTGGTTTCAACAAAGTACTGCAAAGAATTTTATGGCTTATTCTCGTGAATGCGAAGAAGAAGGGTTATTAATTGATGAGCCGCATTATTTAACAAAAGCAAAACGCCAAATTTTGGCGATTTCAAATGAACCCGCTGAGATACAATCCGGCCAATATCGCACAGTAATTATTGATCCACCTTGGCCTTATGGTACTCAATATGATCCCGATACTCGCAGAGTAGCCAGTCCTTATCCAGAAATGTCTATTGAAGCAATTAAGGCAACTGAATTTCCTTTTGCTGATGATTGCATTCTTTGGTTGTGGACAACTCACAAATTCCTTTTGGATTCTTTTAATATTTTTGATGAATGGGGATTTGATTATAAAGCAACTCTTGTGTGGGATAAAGAAAAAATGGGGATTGGTTATTGGCTACGAATGCAATGTGAGTTCTGTTTATTGGCGATAAAAGGCAATCCTAAATGGATAGCTTTTAATGTGAGAGATATTATAAGAGAACCTCGGAGGGAACACAGTAGAAAACCAGAAGCATTTTATAAAATGGTTTTAGATATATGCCCAAAGCCTGTCGGTGAGGCATTTCCAAGAGAAAAACGTAAAGGAATAACAGTAATTGCAGGAAATGAACCAAACAAATTCAAACAACTGGCAGGATAAGCCAGAAGTAAAGAAAGGAAATATCGGAGAGAATATTGTTGATAAATATCTGCGAAATAAAGGATTCGTCATATATTATCCAGATAAAGGAAAACCCCATCCATTTGAGAGATTATGTGCATCCAGAGATAAAAGAAAATTATTGATAGCGGAGGTAAAAGCCAAAGCAAAAAGAACATTTTACCCGGATACAGGATTTAACATTAAACATTATAAAGATTATTGCCATATTCGGGAAAAGTATAATATGCCAATATTTGTGTATTTTGTAGATGAACATGAAGGCAAAGTATATGGAAACAATTTGTTAGAATTAGAAAAAAGGCGCGAAATAACTCACAACTTTAAAATATTGGTATATCCCTTGAAACAAAATGGAATAATTTATTTCCCAAGAATTGCTATGATAGAATTAGGTGATATTGCAGAGGAGGAAAAACAAGAGCTTAAGCAATTATCAAAACGTAGTTATTCATATACAGCCTAATGGAAACAAACACAAAAACAGAGGAATATGAAGGCTCAACACCTCTAAAGTCAATAATGCAGGAAAGATTCATAAATAATCTTATATCTGGTTTTCCACAATACGAAGCATATCAAAAAGCAGGATATAAGACTAAAAACGATGGTTCTGCTATGACATGTTCAACATTGTTGTTGCAAAGAAATGCAAAGGTTAAAACTCGATTAGCATACAAAAGGGCTGAATTAGCGAAGAAATATGAGGTAAATGAGGAAAGAATAACAAAAGAAAGAGTAAAGATTGGATTTGCTAACATTCAAGACTTCATGGACGAAAAGGGCCAAATAAAGTCAATAAATAAGGTTGATAGGGATAAATTGGCTGCCGTGAGTTCGATAGAATTAGATGAGGTACTTGGCACAGTCAAGAAGTTTAGGTTTCACGATAAGCAAGAGGCTTTAGATAAGCTTAGTCGTCAATTAGGCTTATATGAAAAAGACAATCAGCAGAGGGCAGCACTTACGTTGGTTGATATACTGGCGATCGTAGGCGTAAACAAGGAAGTAAAGGCCATAGAAAGCAAGGCTGCAACTGGATAGATAAGAACAGAAATACGTCCAGTTTAGGCACTTAGAGGAATAGTTGTCAAGAGTTGCCCTTGATATTAAGCTAAAAATGAGGGTAGTTATAAGTGGAAACGATAATATCTTTTATTTTAGGTTGTTCTCTTGGCTCTTTCATTTCAATTCTTTTTGTGATTGCACCACGTATTGATAGGATAGAACGCATTCTTCACGAACATGGAATAGATGATGATGGAGGCTTGAATTGAGCAAAAAGCATGCTTTATCCCAAAAGGGACTCCGGCAGGGGGGGCGGGGGGTCTGAGGGCGTGAGACAATGATTATAAGAACAGGCTGTACCCATATATATATAAAATTTTATATTCGGGGACTTAGTTAGTCATTAGTCAAGGAAAGACAGATGTGTGATATTGTCAAAATTTTCGTAATTATAACTTCTTGGATAGTTTTAGGAGGTTTAATTTCTTGGCACTTTTTCATGATTAGGGAGATTTTATTGGTATCGAAAAGAATAGACAAAGGTCAGGATGATATTATTGAGCTATTATCCGGCGGAATTAAACTTAAATCTATTGATGAAAATAAGGAATGAAGCGTTTACTGATTAGCATATTGCTGGGGGGCATAATGATAACCGCTACGAAGGAGCACATTGGCATAGCGAATGGGATTACGGCTTACCGTAAGAATCCCATAGGTTTTGCTATTGATGTTCTTGGTATGAGGGAGGACTGGATATGGCACAAGATGGTAGAGGTGGCCGAGGCGGTCAGGGATTATCAGAAGGTGGCCGTTAGGGCCAGTCATAGTGTCTCCAAGACATTCACATCCGGCAGAATAATAGTCCCGTGGTTCAAGACTTGTTTTCAGCCATCTACTGTTTTGACTACTGCCCCTTCCGATAATCAGGTCAGAAACCAGCTATGGAGGGAGATACACGCCGCAATTTCAGGTTCCAGAATATCTTTAGGCGGTAAGGCGACATCTTTGACGTGGGACTTGAAGCCCCGCAAAGAAATTTTAGAATCATTACCCACGGAAGAAAGACCAAATTGGGAGAAGAATTTTGCTATTGGTTTTTCGACATCTCCCGATACTGCAACTGAACACGCCACAAGAGCTCAGGGTTTTCATAATGAGTATTTCTTGGCGGTTTTGGATGAAGCATGTGGTTTGATACATCAGATATGGCGAACAGTAATGATTACTTTAATAATTGATTCGCAATGTAAAGTCCTCGCCATTGGCAATGCAACCGACCCTGAATGCGATTTTGCCGTAGCATGTCATTCATCGGATGAGGAAAAGAACGAAGGTAAAGAGTCTTATATTTCAGATGAAGGCTGGTATGTTATCACAATAGATGCCAGGGACAATCCCAATTATGTCCATCGCAGGAGAATCATACCCGGCCTGGCCTCTTATGAATGGGTTCAGGGTATATTTAAGAAATACGGAGAAAACTCTGATACTGCCCGTATCAGGGTTAAAGGACTTTTCCCAACCTTCAAAGAGGGCACTTATTATGGTGATAAGTTAGCTAAGGCCCGCAGAAACAGGGTAGGGCAATTTCCCCATGATGCAAGGTATCCCGTACATACTTTTAGTGACTTTGGAGATCGCTGGACGGCCACTATATTCGTCCAGTTCATTCAGGGCAGAATAAGAATTATAAGCGACTACTGGGATTACGAGGGCGCAGGCGCGCCGGAATGGGCGAATGTCTTAAAGGCTAAAGGGTATAATTACGCCGGTCACATCGCCGGCCCGGACATGAATCCACAGACGGGTTCTAATAAGAAAGCTTTTGCCACAGGACAATTACTCAGAGATTCTCTTTTGAAGCTGGGATTTGATGTGACTCCATGCGAATCGCATGATTTCAACTCAGGCATAAGATCAACGGTGGACATCTGGGATTTATTTGAAATAAACGAGCCCGAATGCCCGACTTTTCTAAAGGCTGCGGGGGGATATGGTAAGAAGAAAAACATTGCACTAAGCACCGACGATCAGCCTCAATACCACGACCAGGAGGCAAAGACGTGGCACAGGCACATGATGGATGCCCTTAGACATTTAGGGGTTTCGTACCGGATTCATCAGTACATGGGCGATACCATAAAAGATTTATACGATTACAAGCCTCTGGGCGTGCAGGGCGACCCGTGGGGGGGCAATGTCTTAACGCGCGGATTGAGGTCTTTTGAAAGGCGCAGGCAATGACGGGTAAAGGATGCAAGAAAAGAAAGCATACACCAATAAAGTCACGCGCCCAGCAAAAAGCGATGGGTGCTGAATTAAGAAGAAGGAGAAAACGTGGCAAAACGTAGAAAAATAGTTCGTTTTAAGGGAATGACTACAAGAGAACTTGAGCGTCATTTGCACGAGAGTAAAGGTAAAAAGTTGCCGGCTCGCGCAAAGAAAAAGAAACATTAGTAGAAAGGAAATTTTAAGATGGCAGATGTAGAAAACAAAGACAAAGTTCAAGAAGAACAAGCTTTTGAGACAATGGCAGATGAAGCAGTAAGGTCAGGAAATGCGGCAAATGTGATTCAGTTACCTATTGACCAACAGAATTTGAACCATTTGACGGCACAGCTTTTCCAAGTTGGAATAGCGAATTTTAATCTTGCGTTGAATTCTTCAATTCGCCTTATGCACTTGGCAGAACTTAGGACATTAGACCACTGGGACAAGGTTAATGTGGTTGCCGACACCGCCGTAGGTTCTGTTGCCGATGCGATGATAAATCAAGCTCCACCGGATGAAATTAATCCAGCCGCTAAAGAAGAGTAGTCGATTTTCATATTTTCGGAAAGGGTGATACGGCAGGGGTGCATTTATGGTACAGCCGCCGGACAGGATAGACATTGTGTTTTGGATAACGATATTTGCAGCATTAGTTCTGGTCGCGGTGATACTGTATTTTCTGTTATGAGGTTAAGGAATGATGGATGACGATTTTGACATAGACGATTATTTTTGGTGGTTGTTTGGATGAAACGTAGAGACTTCTTAAAACGTAGGCGTGGGCAATGAAAACAGCAATTTATATTGAAGATGGAGTTATTCAGTTAGTTTTGACTCCTGAAAATGAATTTGAAAAGAATACTGTCTCAAGCATTGCTGATAAAAATCTGTCTCTAAAAATATATGAAGGAAGCTTTTATGATTGTCGTGGTGGTTGGGTAAGACAAAAGGAACATTACCCAAATATCTTATTAGGTTCTAAAGAAGATAAAAGTATTATATTGAGAGTACAAAATAATTAACGTAGGCGTGGGCAATGAAGAAGGATGAAGGATGTATTATTTTATAATCGGTTTGTGGTCAGGTATGAATTTGATGTATTTTATTTGTAATTGGAGAGACATACTCAATTTTTACTTATATATGTTCACGAGGAATGATAAATATTGGAATAATTGTAAATACTTTGATTTTTAATTTAAGCCAGTAGGGTACTCTATGGGGGAGACCTACCGGCGAGCCTCTGGGGGGGCTTTAATGGAGATAAAGAAAGACACCTTATACCGGAACGTAGTCAACAAATGGGATGATAAGGAAGCACCTTATGACAGGTTGAATACGGCAAGGGAAACTATATGCGACTTTTTCCGGCCGGATATGGGTGTTGATGTGGATGAAGACAGCGACATGCTGATGTTGGGCGGCGACATCAGCGAGGGGTCAGGGCCGTGGGCGGCGAGAACGGCGGCCATTTCATATCAGGGCAACACCGTCAGTAAGAAATTGGACTGGTACAAGTACGCATTCTCAGATACCCGGCTGACGGGCATAGATGAGTTAGACCAGTTCTGCCAGGACCAGAAGGAACACAATTCCGCCGTTTATCAGAATGGTAATTTCTACGAATATCAGCCACAGTTCACCTTGGATGGTTGGACGACCGGAAGCCCCTTATTTTTCCTGGAAGAGGACAAATATACAAATCATGTAATGTGCATTCCTATCCACTGGCTGAACTACCGGATTTACTATAACAGGTACAATCAGTCCGAGGGCGTGATAATCAGGGACACCGAATGGACGGCCAAAATGTGTTTCGACAAGTTCTGCCCCGGCAGGACGATGGAAGAAAGGCTCGCAAAGGCGGGTGAGATATTCAGCATATCTTTACAGACGGCCATAAAACAGAACAGGATGAACGAGAGGTTCACTATATGGCGGGCGGTATTCAGGAGAGATGACCCTATATGGCAGGTGAAGGGCTTTAAGCCGCCTTTATCGAGTAAGGCAAAGCCTAAGATGTGGTACGATGTGTACTTTGAGGACTGCAAGCAGTTAAATAAGCAGAACGAACAGCTAATGATTACCGGTTATTACTCCAAGCCTTATGTCCACTGGGACTATGACAAAAAGTTATGGGAAAGCTCATCCCGCACGCCTGCGTTTCACGCTATTTATGACAATTTAACAATGATTCAGATATTTAGGAATTGGGTGGACAATACACAGTTAAGGGTAAGACCTTCTATGGCTATACTTATGGGAATGGAGGGCAGATTAGATTTTCGGCCGGGTGGCATTGTAAAAATCAAACCTGCGGAATGGAATCATATACCCAAGCCTATAGAGCAGATGGGGGAAGTCAGATTAGAAAAGGAAGCTGTAGAGATAATGAGGGAAAATCTCAATAGATGGTTCCATCTTCCTCTTTTCAGGATGTTCACCGATCTGGCGTATATGAAAGATGTGGAAATGAAAGTCTTTCAATTATCTGAGATGGCCGGTGAGAAGATTACACAGTTGCTTCCCATGATGGAGAGCCACGAAAGCTATCTCGGACAGGCGGATGAACGGGTAAGGGCGATAGAGTTAAACGCCGGTCGCGGGCCTTACAATAAACGAAACATGGAGAATATATTCGATATTATAAGTCACTATATAGGCCCGCTTGAAGCTGAACAGGTAAAAATTCAGCCTGAGTTTATAGGCACTCTCCGAAAGACACAGAGGATGCAGCACAATCTCAAACCCATTCAATTAGGTATAGGGGCCTTGAGTGAAATAGCCGAGTCTATGGGCGATCCTAATCTTGTAAGATTTATGATTAAGAAGTATCCGACTGCTGAAGCAACCCTAAGAGCAACCGATTTCTCTCAGAAGTTTGTAAATGAAGAGCCGGTATTTAATAAGTTATACGAGGAATTCCAAAGAGACCAGGCACGTATGGAACAGTTTGCAAAAATGGTTGAATTGTTGAAGGCAAGCAAAGGCACGGACATGGCCAAGATGCTTACGGGAGCGACGGCATGAGATTTTATGGATATATCGTAAATAAAAAGACCCATCGAAAATTTGAGAGAGCGGCAAACATGAAATTTGTCGCTGTAAGCACTAACGGTCATTGGCATTGTAATGCCTTGTGTGCCACAGAAGATGGGACTGTATATTGGGTTAATAGAAAAACAGGAGAGGTGGATATGGCTCCAAAATACCATAGAAGCACTGATGGTATTTGGTCATACGAAGAAACTAATAATACAAAAATTGAATATCCTCTTAAAAAAGATGACCCAAGAATTAAAAGATTGAAAATGTTTAATCCGAATTGGCGGGATGCAATTTTATGAGCCAGCCAGTAGTAATAATTCCTAACATAAAGAAAAAAACGAAACTAACTTGTCCTGAGTGCGGGGAAAAAGCCAAGAATTTACTTGTATTGTTGGGAGGGGGAAAAAGATTTTGGTTCTGGTATTGCAGTGATAAAAAATGTTTATGGGGATGGCGTGAAAAAATTTTTGTTGGGGGGTTAAGGCATGAGCCAGCCAGTAGTAATAGTTCCTAACATAATGTTTCAGGGCAGAAGGATATATTTGCAGAAGGTTGGACTTTTGGATGTGGCAGCTGAAAGAGATGCCGTAGCCCTCAGTCAGATAATGAAGGAACGGATATTCAGCAAGAAAGCTGAAACTGAACCAAAAATTAAGATAGTGACGCCGTTATGAGTGAAGATATTGCAGATTATTTAGGAATCGTTTTACTCATAAGGGATACTGAACAAGGATTATTTAATTTTAATTTGGATGATATTATTGATTGTATTGAAAAATACAAAAAAGAAAAGCCGGAACATTCTGAAATAGTTAGAAAAATCATAATACGAATAGACATAAAGAGAAAAAATTCCAAAATTATGAATAAAGAATTAAGAATTAAATTTTATAAGCGTTGATTTTTATGAGCAAATTATTCGACAGTACAGAGGTTAAGCCGGGCGACTATATTCGCGGATGGAACTCTATGGGCGATAAGCTCAAGGAATGTTTCTTAGACCAGATATTCAAATTGCTTGAAGATGAGAGGGACATTGTATTACACAACTATTTCGTATGGCACGTAAACGAACTGCTCGGTGAGCAGGGCGATGAATTTAAGAAACAGGTATCAATGTTAATTGAAAACTTATCATTAAGGAATATTGAACATGGCAAGGAAAACAAAGGACCAGATTAAAGAGGAACTCAATGATATAAGAATTGAGTTTGACGAGGAAGCAAAATATAACGATTTGGCAGAATTACTCAAACCATTTAAGGTGTTTTCTAAGCTGATTATACAAGCAGCTTTAGATGCCGGTTTTGTCCACAATCAAATCCAGAAGTTCAAGGACGAAGAATCTCTGAAGGCCGCTGTTATAAGACACAAGCCCGGTCTTGCTGCGAGGTTTATCGAAAGGGCCGAGGTCAAATCAAGGGAAGTCGTCATGATTGATAAGGAGTGCGAGTTTGGTGTGAGCATTCTCGCCGGATTCGGGCCTATTGCCGACCACATGCGCAAGGAAAGTCTTGAAATAGAACGAAAGATAAGGCGCGAAGGTATAAGCGTGCATAACATTCAGAGTATGGTCATAGAAAGGAATATGGTCGCCTCGGAGGATGGCAGGAAACATTCTAAGGTCACAATTAAATACAGGAAGGAAAAATGATGCCTGAAGAAAGTAAAGAAAATTGGCAGTCGGAGCATTCGTTTTTTACAGAAAATCCCGCAGCCGCGAAAGCCACAGCAAAGTACAAGACTATAGATGACTATCACAAAGGTGCTTATGAGGCAATGACAAAGGTGGGAAAGCCTTACTGGCTGCCGGAATCTCTTGAGAATCTTCCCGATGATAAGGTCAGGGAAGAATTCACTTCTCAGATAAGTAAACTTTTCGATGCCGATGGTTTTCTAAAGGGAATGACGAAAAGCGAAGATGATTTGAAGGATATTGATTTTGCCGAAGGTTATGCAGATGCCCGTCATGCCAATAATGATTTTATAGGCGCACTTAAGAAGTTCGCCGTTGATAAGAAATTACCCAAAGAGACAGTTAAAGACTTGGTTGGTTTTATTAATCAGTTCAATCAGGGAATGATAAATTCCAAAGAAAAAGAATTGCTTGGTGAGGCCGAGAAGGTCAAGGAAACTCTAACTGTAATGTGTGGCAGCGAAGAAGTTGTAAGCTCCAGTTATGATAATGTTCGCAAATTGTTCCAGAACCATTGCGGTATTACCGCACAGGAATATGAGAAGACGGGAAAGGATTTTGTAGAAAAAGTCCTGATGAAAAACGCAGTAATGAGCAAGGCGTTATTTAATCTTGCCAAAGACATAGTAGTAGAGGGCGAAACAGAAGGAGGCGGAGAACCCGGTGGACAGAAGAAAACTTTAAGTATGGCTGAACGCCAGAATAAGGAATTACCCACCATAACTAAAGCAGTAGGATGGCGAAAATAAATAGCCCCTCGCATAGAGACACGGCTCATAAACACCAGATACCTTCCTTTCACGGGAAGCCTGGTTGCTAACTTCAAAGGGAAGTAGCCAGCACAGCTTTTAGTGTTAGGACGAGCCTCGCAAGAGACACCTCTCCGAATAGTGTTTTTTGAAATTGAAGAAACTTATTTTAGGAGATTGTCTCATGGCAACAAACGATGCGAGGACTGTCGGGAACTTACATGATGTTCTCAAGTTCAAAGCGCCGGATGGTTCTCCAATGGATCGTCCGGTTAATACTCTGGTCGAGATAGACCATTTTTCCAAAGACATGCCCGCCCTGCCGGCCAATGCGGGGCTGACCCATCATCTTCTTCGTACAATTCAACTGCCAACCGGATACTTGGTTGACGTTGGGGGTAGCTGGAAGGATTCCAAGGCGGAATTCGAGCCTGCAATTGAAGGTCTCTGCACCATTCGTTCCTCATATAACGCGCCTCTTGATACTTACGAGCAGGAGGCTGAAGCTATCGGCAGAATGCAGCTACAGGCCCAGTTAGATGCTCACATGGCGGCCATCAATCAGGGTGTGACCAACATAATGATGGAGGGTTCATCCACGCCCAATCAGAGCGCCATTCTCGGCCTGATGGAGAGAGACCCTTACAGAACATACGATAACTTGTTCTGCTATAACGTCGGCGGCTCAGGCAGCGACCTTAGAAGCGCATGGCTGATGAAGCCGGGCATTGACACGGTTCATACTCTTTATAATCCCAACCACGCAACTCTCGGTATCGAGCAGAAGGAAATGCCCATTACCAAAGTGACGGGTCTGGGTACGGGTGCGGACGAGCACCGATGGGACATGAACGTCGAGTTCAGGATTATCAAGGGTATTTGTATCCGCGATATGACTGCAGTTAAAAGATTGTGCAACATACCATGCGGTTCCAGTGACTATCCCGGCGAGGATGTGGTAAGGGCGGCAATCAAGATGAGCATTGTAAACGCCACCAAGCAGCCGGGAATTGGTCAGGCTCTCGGCACGGCCGAGCCGGACATCCTCAATACGTGGATGCTCTACTGTGATGAGCAGGTTTATTCAGAACTCGTTCAGGCCGGTAACGACAAGACATTCGTTTACACTTCTGCGAATAACATTTACCGCACCGAGTTTCCAATGATAGGCAAAAACATCATCGTTCGCCAGATGGATGCACTCAACAAGGTTTCAGGAAGCGGAGAAACTGCGGTTGCTGCCGCTTCTTAATGAAAACCATTTTTAACGAAAACATTTAGGAGATAAATAATGATACTTACAGAGTTAGGAAAAATTTCAACAGCCCAGGATTGCACGACTAACACGACGACCGACAGTGAAGATGTCATTCGGATACCGGCCCTGGACTGGGGTGCAATAACAGATGTGTGGTGGGTAGTAGATACCGAGACGCTTGCTGTCGGAGATGCTAATGACACTTACCAGTTCCAGTTGGTTCTTGCCCAAACAGAAACACCTCTCGCTACGCTGGTAGAGGTCTTATCGAGGACAATTACAGGTTATGCTTCGTGGTCTATTGCGGCAGCGGGACGGCGTATTCTCAGCGTCAATGTTGGTAAGATGCTCAACGAGATACTCGGTACGGGACTTTCGGATTATATATATCTTGGTATGCGCACAATACTCAGCGACGGCGCTACGGTTTCAATTAACGCCGCGCTGTCTCCATACGAGCCGAGAACGATTCCGCACTCCCAGGCAGTTGTCTCCAACGTCGGTGTGCCTGCTCACGCATCTTAACGGAAATGAAAACTTTATTAGGAGATATAAACATGAAACGCTATTTGCTTTTTTGCGTTATGCTTGTGCTTTTATTCGCACAAGCTTCTGAAGCTGCCATGACTTACGGTGCGGACAATTACCGGCAGAACAAAGGAAGGGTATTTGCCAGTAATTACAATGTTGACCCATTGTGGCAGTTTATAAATGAGGCCGAAGGTTTGCTTGAGGGAACGGGCGCTGTCGATGCTATATATTTTGACCCGACGACAGCGCCGACGGCGGTTGAAGGTCTGCTTTATTATGACGATGCCTCTGATGTTCTGATGCTCTATACGACATCATGGAAATCAATCGACCTTGCAGGCGCATCGAATCTCGATACGGCCTACGGTGTCGGTTCGGCCATAGATGTCGATACATTGGCTGTTACTTTGACGGTATCAGTGGACGATAATAACAGAGCTTTGGATTTAGTTCAGAACGACACTACCAATAACCCGGAGACGATAAGGATTACCAATACAGGTTCCGGCGATACGTTACAATTTGTATCAACAGGTGGTAAGGATATTGATGGTACAAGTTCTTCATGGTCTGTTACGCACGCGGGAGTCGGGACATTTCTTGGTCTGGTTGCAGGCGCAAGTGATATTACTCTTGAAAATGCCGAATTTATAGATAATGGCACCAATAACAAGTTTATTTTCGATAGTGATACTTCGACGGTTGAAGATTTCAGTATCGCTCTTGGTGAAAATGACAATATCGTTACATTTTCTTCCGGTAGTTCAGCGAATAAGATTGAATTGAGCACTATCGATGATGTCAACGGTGTCGGCAATATCTACTTTGATTCGGCTATTTCTCAGATAACTTTGGCGGCCAATCAAGATACGGATGACCTTACTATTCAGGTATCGGGCGCACATGATGCCAGTCTCGATTTGAGATCGGCCGGTACGGGCGCGGATGCTGTCAAGATTTACGCTTCTGCCGGCGGTATTGATATTGACGGCACAGGAAGTACCCTGACTATTACCAATACAGCTAATGGCGCTGATGATGATATTACAATCAACGCAGCGGGCACTTCTCAGAACTCAAGTCTTATCCTGACATCGGACGGTGTAGGCGGCGATGCGGTCAGTATTATAACCACTAATGCGCTCGGTGATATTAAGGTCAATTCCGCCGACATGATAGACATTGATGCGGCTGATAAGATTGATATTGCCATTGCGGGTGCGGCTACTGAGGACTTTGTAGTCACCAATACCGGCGGTTCGATTATCCTGACGGCCACCGAGGACATCGCCGATGGTATTTATATTCATTCTACCACAGGCGGGATAGATATTACAGCCGACGGTGCCGCCGCCAAGGACCTTGACATTACCTGTACCAACGGTTCGGTCATTATCACGGCAGGCGAGGCAAATGCCGATGCTTTTAAGGTTGCAAGTACCGGCGGTATCAATATGGATGCCGGTATAACTCATGATGCAGCCA